AACAGGGACTACCAAGTCAAGCTTCTCGTTGAGATCCTGAAGTGCACACCTGTCTGTCAGATCTACGTCTCTGACATCGAGGCCGACGATGTGATCGGCTATCTCGTCAACAACACGATGAGAGATGACGACATCACGATACTCTCATCAGATCGTGACTACTACCAGCTTCTCGCCAGGGACAATGTGAGGATATACACCCTTGGTACGAGGAAGCTCATCAACAGGGACGTCGTAATAGAAGAGTACGGTTCTCTACCAGAGAACTTTGCTCTCATGAAGTCGCTTTGCGGTGACGATTCAGACAACATCGACGGTGTTCCTGGGCTTGGCTTTAAGACGGCTGCCAAACGCATCCCGTTGCTGCTGGATAAAAAAGACTTGTTGCTAGAGGATGTTATATCATTCGCGAAGTCGAAGCTAACAGACCGCAACAGGATAAAGGCTTACGAGGCGATCGTTGAGAACGAGGAAATCATTCGCAGGAACTGGAAGCTGGTTCACCTAGACGTCTCAAACATCGCTGGTTCACAGGTCCAGAAAATAAACAGCATCATTGAAAACTATAAGCCTAGCCGCAATAAAATGCAGTGCATAAGGATACTAATGCGGGAAGGTATCCAAACCTATGACATTGATAGGTTTTTCTCTTCACTTAATCACGTCGGAGTCCTGTGATGATTGAGCACGAAGCGCTCTTCAAGCAGTATGGTAAGAACTTTCAAGAAAAGATTTTTCAGGGATTACTGACAGACAGGACTTGGGCGACGCAGATGACGGAGGTTATGACACCTTCGTACTTTGAGCTCAAGTATCTCGAGTATCTGACTGAGAAGTACTTCTCTTACTACCTGAAGTACAAAGACTTCCCGACCCAGCAGCTACTCATCTCGATTATCAGAGATGATCTGCGTGAAGGTAAGGATACTCTTCTTAGAGATCAGATTGTCGACTTCCTGCAGCGAGTTCGGACAAATCCAGATGTCGGTGATCTGCAGTACGTCAAGGACAAGGCTCTAGATTTCTGCAAGAAGCAGGCGATGAAAGACGCGCTTGAGAAAGCTGTCGATCTTATCGCGACTGACAACATGGATCCTGTTGTCGATCTCATGAAGCAAGCTCTGAGTGTCGGCACGCCTCAGTCTATCGGTCATGATTTCTTCAATGACTGCGAGACACGCTTCATGAAGATCAAGCGTGTCACGATACCGACTGGTCTAGACCTTCTCGATAAGCAGGATGTCCTGAATGGTGGTCTTGGAACAGGCGAGATCGGAGTCATCATTGCCAACACTGGTGTTGGTAAGTCTCACTTCCTCGTCAATCTCGGCGCTGAAGCCCTTCGTCGTGGTAAGAATGTCCTTCACTACACGTTCGAGCTCTCTGAGACTGCTGTCGGTATCAGGTACGACTCCAACCTCTGCGGCATCTCATCAAGTGAGGTCTGCGACAGGAAGGATGAGATCATGGGATACTACAGCAGTGTGAAGCTAGGACGCCTGATCATCAAAGAATATCCGACAGGATCAGCGTCTGTGATGACACTGAGGAATCACATAGAGAAGCTACTCCTCAAGGGCTTTACTCCTGATGTCATCTTGATCGATTATGCTGACATCATGAGGTCTAGCCGGAAGTTTGATTCTCTTCGTCACGAATTGAAGCTTATCTACGAAGAGCTTCGCAACATGGCGATGGAGATGAAGCTTCCCATCTGGACAGCTTCTCAGGCGAACAGGGACTCAGCGAACTCTGAGGTCGTCGGTCTCGAGAACATGTCTGAAGCCTACGGAAAGGCAATGGTAGCAGACGTGGTGCTGAGTCTTTCTAGAAAAGCTGCTGAGAAATCAGTCGGCGTTGGTCGTATCTTTGTCGCAAAAAATCGAGCAGGACGAGATGGCATCCTGTACCCGATGCGCATAGATACCTCCATGTCAAGATTCACGCTGATCGAAAACGCCGAGGAAATGAGCCTCAGCGACGCGATGGATTCGGACGCATCTGATATGCGGTCTCTTCTTAAGAAGAAGTGGAAAGAGATAAACGATAAGTGATTCTTTGACTAAAGTGAAGACTCTAAAGATTAGGAGGATGCGATGAGTGTCGGTTCTGTAAACGAAAAGTTGCGCGAATACTTCAACAATGACGACCTTGCAGTTGACGTATTCGGAAAATACGCACTCAGGAATGAAAAGGGAGAGCTTCTAGAGATCACTCCTGACGATATGCATCGCAGGCTTGCTCGGGAATTTGCACGCATTGAGGCAAAGTATCCTAACCCAATGGGCGAGGATGAGATCTTCAAATTGCTGCAGAATTTCCAGAGTGTTGTCCCGCAGGGTAGCCCGATGTCAGGCATAGGCAATCCATATCAGATTCAGTCACTCTCAAACTGCTTCGTTATAGATCAGCCACGCGACTCATACGCAGGCATCCTCTTCTCTGATCAGGAGCAGGTGCAGATAATGAAGCGGCGCGGCGGCGTCGGCATGGATGTCTCTAACATCCGTCCAAAAGGTCAGCCGACATCGAACGCTGCACGTACCACTGACGGTATTGGCGTCTTCATGGAGAGATTTAGTAATACTACTAGAGAGGTTGCCCAGGGCGGTCGTCGTGGTGCTCTCATGCTTACCATTGACTGTCGTCACCCAGAGATTGAGACTTTCATCGACATCAAGCGTGACCTTAAGAAGGTGACCGGCGCGAACATCTCGATCCGCTTCACTGACGAGTTCATGCAGGCAGTGGAAGGAAACACCGGATTCTGTCTTCGCTGGCCGGTCGAGGCTCATCCCGAGGATGCGCAGATCGTCAAGATGGTCGATGCCAAGCAGATCTGGGACAAGTTCGTAGACGCTGCATGGAACTCTGCTGAGCCAGGCGCACTCTTCTGGGATACTGTTGTCAACCAGGGAATCGTTGATTGCTACGAGGATGCAGGCTACAGGACTATCTCGACCAACCCATGCGGCGAGATCCCCCTCAGCCCCTACGACTCTTGCCGGCTCATGGTCGTCAATCTCACGTCATTCGTGAATGATCCCTTCACAGACAAGGCTGACTTTGATTTCGCAAGATTCGGAAGAGCTGTCTACGCAGCACAGCGACTTATGGATGACCTTGTTGATCTCGAGGTTGAGTGTGTCGATAAGATCATCGAGAAGATCGATAACGATCCAGAGCCTGCTGCAGTCAAGGCAATCGAGTCCAACCTGTGGCGTAAAGTTCGTGCTGCAGGACTCAATGGACGTAGAACGGGTCTTGGTGTGACAGGACTCGGTGATGCTCTTGCAGCTCTAAATCACAGATATGGCTCTGATAACTCTATCAACATGACAGAGTCGATCTACAGTCACCTTGCCATGTGGTCACACTATTCTTCTCTCGTGATGGCTAAAGAGCGTGGATCATTCCCAGTGTGGGACTATGAGAAGGAGAAGAATCACAAGTACCTCAACGGGATCATGTCTTCGACAAATAGCATGCATGCAGACGCTATTGACATGTGGAAGACAACTGGGCGGCGAAACATTGCACTTACGACGACAGCACCTGTCGGTTCGGTCTCCTGTCTCACCCAGACCACAAGTGGTATCGAGCCCGCATTCCTGCTTTCATACAAGCGTCGTCGCAAGATCACACAGAACGACACGAAGACTGTTCCTGACTTCGTCGATGCACTGGGGGATAAGTGGCAGGAGTACACGGTTTACCATCACTGGTTCAAGAAGTGGATGGATGTGACGGGCAAGACGGATCCTCAGGAGAGCCCATACTGGGGCGGGACGGCGAACGATATCGATTGGGAAAAGTCCGTGGATATTCAGGCAGCGGCCCAAAGGTGGGTGGACCACTCAATCTCAAAGACTTGCAACCTCCCCAACTCTGCGACGAGAGAGACAGTCAACAACGTCTACATGAGGGCATGGAAGACAGGATGCAAAGGCTTTACAGTCTACCGCGACGGTTGCCGAACTGGCGTCTTAGTGGCCACTGACGCTAAGAAGGAAGAGCCTGTCAAGAATGCAGGAGATATCTTCCCTAAGCGTCCTAAGGAGCTCCCATGCGATATTCATCGTGTCAATGTGAAGGATGAAAGTGGAAAGACGCAGTCTTGGATGGTCATTGTAGGTCTCAATGATGGAAAGCCTTATGAAGTCTTCAGTGGGCTTGCAAATCACATTGAGGTCCCAAAGAAGACTAAGGCAGGCACGCTGATCAAGAAC